TGTGTGATGCTGCGCCTCTTTCCACTAAGTGAGCATAGCGAAAAGGTTCAATTTTAAGACCATTTTTTAATGTGATCGATGTACTGAACTTTGGACCCACTAGTCCTAATATTTTCTTTTTACTTCCCCTGCCAAACTTTTTAGCCTTAACTGCAATTGATTTTCTAAGTAGGCCAGTTCTACCAGACTTGTTTTTGTTGCTTCTTTGTTTGGGTGCATTTGCCTTCACTTGTTTCTGCAAGGGCTGCAGGGCATAGCGCATGGCAGTAACTAATTTACCATCAGACTTGCCACCAGTTAATTCCTTGAATTTTGATATTAACTGATCAAGTCCTTCTATTTTGGTTTGACCTTTTTTAAAAAGGATGGATCGGTCTAGTTTACTCATTAGTTCACCAGCTCCACGCAGTCAACCTGCAAAGTGTGGTCGCCTTCATCAACATTGATGATGCTTGCAATATTGAAAATTCGCGAATCCATTTTGATACGGTGGCCATGCTCCAAACCAGCAAACCATCTCAGAGTGATCCGGTGAGATAGTTCTGGCCTAACCGATTTAGCATAGAAACCTTCTCGGGATGTGAGTGGCATTACACCTGCCCAGCGTGTTTGAGTGGTTTTCCAAGTGTTTACAGGCTGACCCATGGCATCACTTGTAGATGTTGATTGCTGAATCTCCACCCTATACTGCAATAGTCCTGGGCGCATTAGTGGTAGATCCCTGAGGTGTACTGTTGGATGATAGATTCCACAGCCATAGGAACTTCTTTAAGGTCACCATCTGTGACCGCTGATCGGTTTTCATAGAGATGGGCCACATAGAACAACATCCCAGATTTCAGCAATTTAGGCACCATGCTAGGGGTGGTGTAGCCAGTGGTGTAACTGACTTGCACAGCATTAACTACTTCTGCGGTTGCTGGCCATGATTGTCCAAAGGCAGGGGTGATTCTAGCTGGATTACTTACTAAGTCTTCTATCCAGTCAGCCATTGAATCTTGATTGTTTTCTGAGTCTGCGTAGCTGATATCTTCTACTGATTGAACTGGGCCTTTTGGCAGATAAATGATGTCATCAAAAGAATCCAAAGCCAGTAGGAGTTCTTGACTGGCTATGGATATTTCGCACTGCGATTCAAAGTACATCCTTGCACTGGTGATGCAGCTAGATAAAAGCGCATCATCATAATTGCCATCAACTCTTAGATGGTTTTTTACCTCTTGCAGTGTCAGAGGTTCGGTTGTCGGTGGTGTCACTACCTGCGTTCGACCCTTGATTTCCATTTTTTCGTACCTCAGGTATGACTTTAGAACTAGCCTTTTCAGTTGCTGCTGGTAATGCAGGGCTGGCATAACCAATCCTGCACCACTCAGAAGCTACATCATCAGGGAGATCAACCACCTGTCTGGTTTGGAAGGATTTTCCCAAGCCAGACAGGTTTTTTAAAATGGTTACTAGCATTAGGAAGCCGCCATGATTAGGTGTTTAACAGGGTTATAAGTGGTTGCATTTGCGCTCAAAAGCAAACCAGAAGATCTAGCGATAGCCACCCAACCAATTTGGCCAGATGTCGCATAGGTTTCTGATTGGCGCACAATGGTTATACCACCATCACCTGCCACATCACGCACAAAGTATTTGCTGAAATCACCAAACAGCAAAACTTTACCTGCAGCAGATAAGGATGAGGCCATGTTGGAATTCAAGGTCACAGGATAACCCATGATTGTTGGAATCCTAGCATCTGCACCAGCATAGTTTTGGCTGAAGATTGGCGATCCGTTATCATCTTTCAACTTGGCAATGGCTGCCAAAACAGAAGGATGACACATGAAGCCAACATTGCCAGTGGTTTTATATGCCGTATCCACAGAGAAAACCAAATCAATGATTTCATCTACAGTAATGGCATTAGTTGCAGCAGCAGTTTTTCCTACAGCAGAACCAACCACTAAGCCCTGGGGCTGGGATGACCCAGTTCCGGTACTAAAATAACTTTCCTGAATTCGCCCAATCCTAATCCCTGCCTGCTCTGCCACAAGGCTTTCAACATCAATCAGGGCATCTTGCATAAGTTCATAGCTGGTCAGAACCTGACCCGATGAAAACTTATAGGCACCCATGGTTTTGTTGGTGAAAGTTAAAGCCACTTCCGAGATTGAACCATTTTCTGCAATGAGTGTTCCAGCGTTGCTGGTGTCATCAAGGCATGGCATTTGGATGTTTGAACCATTGCTGGTGCTGATTACAGTTGCCACTTGGCGCACTGCATTATAATCGCGCATAGCTTGGGTAAGTGTGCCGTAGAATTCATCATTAACCAAGGCACCACCGATGCCAGTGGAACCAACACCTTGGGCTCGGGCTTCAAGATTGAGTTCATTGGAATTAAGGTCTAGCCCAATTTCATTTGCTGCAGCAGCAAATTCAGACCTGAAACCCCTGGTACCTCTAAGGAACCAACCACGCACAGCATTAGCTTTGGTGCGCTTGGATTTTTTATCAGAAAGATCAGCAACAAAGTTTGGAGCTGCGATTGGTGCAGATTTTCTTACACTGCGTTTAACAGCTTCAAGCTTTTCTGAATTTTGTTGGATTGATGCACTGCCAGCAGCAGCATCTTCTAAGAGCATCAATCTGGAATCAATATCTGCAACAGATGCTGCAAGATTATCAAAGCTGGTTTGCTCTTCTGGGGTCAATGCTCGAACTGCCATGGCTTCCATGGAGTTAACTTTTTCGATCCGATCAAGCTGCAATGCTTTGATTTCACTAATACTCATAGGTATTGTTCCTTGAAAAAGAGTTCTTCAAGGTGCCCGCTTGTACGCAGTGGCACCTACTGGAATGCTCCAGCGGCCACCTTGCGTAAATACTGCAGGGCTACACCCATTTTCACATGGGTTGGGAATGTGTCAAACTGTATGGAATGATGAAAAACAGCGCATGCTGAATGGCTAAAAACAAGGGCTTTGATTAATCATCACGCAATTAGGTTCGGGATCATGAACTAAGGATGTTGCTTAGTTCAGGGAAATGGCTTTGCGTGAACTAAGGAATAAAAAAAGCCCCTAGGGATTAGCTAGGGGCTAAAGGTTGGATGGGTGTTATCTTAACCAAGAGATATTACTTTTAAGGTAAACATAAACAGGGGCCAATAAAAGAAAGGCAATAAAACCAGCAATGAATATCAGAATAATACGAATGGTTAAACCAATTAAATAACCCATGCTTTGTGCGTCTGATTTTTTAACAACATTTGAATTTTGGTTGCTTGGCATAGCTGTGTAAATAACATGCAGTGGGATTGTAATAAACAACCCAAACACGCCACACATTAACGCTAAAAAGTGAAGCACAATAAAAACAGCATGACCCATGGTTCCATCCTCAATTAGAGTAATGAAACCATGGTAGCAGATCACTTTTGGGATACCTAGATTATTTTACTTTTAACAGGCTAACCAGATTCATTCGTTTTTGCATCTCTGATTCCTGCGCCTGTTTTTCTGCTAAGAAACTTGACAGGCTTCTTAGGCCTATTTCAGTATTGAGGTATGCCGGATAGGTTACTGCAGACACATCATGCAGATCGACATCAAGCAGGGTTCGGATGTTCTTATCACCATCTTTATCCCATGAATCTTTCTTAGTCACAAAGGCGAATGACATCTGGGTAACATCTCCCCTGGACATTGAAACCATCAGATCTTTTGCATAGCTGGTGTCCGGTGGGGTGATCTCAACTAGTAAGCCTTCAGAATCAACTGAAAGATTAAGGGTGCCACTGGTGGACCTACCTAGGATTAGGTTCTGATCATGGTTAATAAGTGCGCGAACATCTGCACCCTGTGCCAGTGATCGGGTGAAAGCTTTAGGGTCAATCTGTTCAAGGAATCCACCCAAGTCCTGAGACCTATTCGGACTGAACTTGGCAGCATAACCCACTAATTTTTTACCATCAGCTTCAACTCGAAATTCTGTGGTGAATCGTGTTTCTAGTTTAACCATGTGACTTTCTCCCAGTTAGCTTTGGTATCGATCCAGTTCTTAAGTTTCTCATCGGCCAAAAGTTTTAGATTTCTAGGTGTGGCTGATCCAGCTAAGTCTAACCATTCAGCCTTCAATGCTTCACAGTGATCTGCAGCAGCTCGGACACCACCACCCGATTCTGGCTGGATGAATTCCATTACAGGTTCCAAGATAATCTGGACCCGCTCTTGGTGGGCTTCAAGAAACTTTTCCAAGGCTGGGATAAAATCCCCAGGCTTATTAGAAATCCGGCCAAGATGATTGGCTTCAATCTTTCTAATCTGTTTCCTAGCAGCTTCCAAAAGTTTGGCAAAGCCAAAGGCATTTTGTTGGGGTGCAGGTGCTGGGATTGGATCGGGTGTGGGTGGATTAATTTTTAGACCTGAGAATATGGAATCCAAAATAGTCTGATCCAGAAATGGGAAGGATGCTAGGGCAATTGCTTTGGCTGATTCCATCGGGATCAAACCTTCAACAACCTTGGCCACT